ATCCGGTAATCTATAATCTGATTCCTGATTCAACATATACGGAGCCGTCTGGGCCTAACGGCCCAATAGGGCCAACACGAGCCCAAAGCGAAGTTATAGAACCCGAAACACCCCCCGAGGTGATGAACATAGACAACCTCCTCCTCCGCATGATCAAGCCGGGCCACAAGCCCGACTACAAACCTCCCAGCACGGACGCTCAAAAATTAATCCTCGTAGCTAAGCACTTGATGGGCGTTCCGCTCGAAAATCGCGAGTGGGATAGGGTTTACTTTGCGCGCTACGGGAAGAGCGCAAAAGACCTCCTGCTTGTGTGCGGGGGAGATTGGAAGAGGGCCTCAGCGTGCCTGTGGGATATTGCAAAGGGAATGGACGAAAAGGATTTAACGTGGACACTAGAAACGATTGTTAAGCACGCGCCGCACTGGCTTTCGAAAAATAAAATAACGGAGAAAAAATGAGAAGAACTCCACTATGGCAACCTAATTTTGTTCCACCGGACGCTTGGGCGCGAGCTGTTTTTATTTCGATGTCTACGGACGATATTATCCGCAAGATCCACGCGCTGGAACCTCGACGAGGCCGCGTTTTCATGCCCGGCCAAATCGCCCGAATGGCTGGGCTGGAAATCGGCGTGTTAACTGAGCGGTGCGCCGAGGAGTTCCGAAGTTTCGCGTTCAAAAATTTTCCGGAGGAACTGGAGCTTGAAGGGCAATCCTGCCGCATGCGGGAAATCCCAGACGAATGGTCGTCTTTTGCGTGGGTAGGGGCCGAGCCGCACACGGCGGCCATCATGGCGTGCTACCACGAGTTTGATCTTGCGGTACGACGGGCTGGACTCGAAGTTATTCGGCGCGAAAATCGGGGGAAAAATGAATTAGGGAGTGCTATTAGCCGGATTGGGGGTATGTAGCCATTCTGGGTACTGGCAGGCAGGACCCCTCCAAACGCACACAGTTCGCGCCAGTTGAACGATCTCCCCGTTTTGGGGTTAGGATATGGGCTGAGACGGAAACGTAAAAGACCCCCCCCTTAAAACTCAACCTGCTTCGTTTTCCGACGACACACTATTCATCCACCTCCACCACCTTATCCGCCGCCTCATCCAAAAGGGATCTAACCCACACAGAAAGAGAGGCCCGCGCAAGTGCGGCGGCGGCCTCGTACAGGGACCTCCTCCGGTGTCCTTCCGCATGCGATCCGAGGGCGATGATAATCCGCCGCTGATAGTAGCTGTTAGGCCGCTTCTTTTCCTTTCCGATCCTTCGCCGCGCTATCATCGTCCCCCCTCAGCCAGATTCCAGTAGCGCGTCATTTCGCGCTCGGTCAACGTCGCGATCCCCTATCGCTACGATAGATGTCGCTCATTTGTAATTTTTTTTATAAATGTTCATTTTCCCATACGATTTTCTCGATCCGCGCGATTTCCGCGGCCTCCAGCCGGTCGGTCGCGTCCATTTCCGCGCGATCGGTGCCGATCTGGTACTCGATCTCGGAGTCGGCGATGTGATACGCGGCCCCGCCCGCCAATATCATCAGCGGCAATCCCAACGTAATCACCAGCGCATAAATTATGTCCCGCAACTCTTCAGATATTTTCATTTTTCTCTCCGTTTTTTTTAATTTTCCGTCGGGGATTACCCCCCCCGACACACACAGTATATGATACCCCGAAAAACAGTCAAGGGTTATTTTTTCCGTCGGAGGATTTGATCATCGGGGTCGTATCCAGGTTCACACGCTTCTGCACGAACCGCCGAATCAGCCCCGTTGGTGTTCTCCACCTGTCCCTTTTCCCGACGGTTAAGAGAAGCCCCAAAACCCAAAGGGCGGGCTTCCCGCTGTTCAGCCGCTACTTGAGCAGTTCCGTCACGACAAACGTTTCAAACAAAGCTCCTCGTAGCGGATGATGCCGAAGATGCCGTGGATTCTCGATCTGCATCAGATACGACGCCAGTCCCGTGTCCGTCAGGTACAGCTTCGGCGACTTCACCAACCGCTTATGCAGATTATCGAAATGGGACGGAGCAAGAAATAGCTTGACAAAAAGAGAAGAAAGGTTAATAAGGGAGAATGCGAAAGCTAACCAGGCGGATGAAAAAGCTGAAAATCCGTGGGCGGAGTTTTGGATCGGAAGCCGCGCTCAGGGATCACCGCGATAGTGCGCGTAAGGCGTACTGCAGGGCAAACGTTTTTGATTTCCTTGTGCGAGTGATCAATGGGGATGAATCAGAAGATCGCGTCTGCGGCGGCGTGGTGATTTCAGTAGGGGCGAGCATCGCCGACCGCCTTCGTGCGGCGGAATTTTTAAGGGATGTTGGATTCGGTCGGCCCACACAGGCTGTAGATGTCATATCCGACGGTGGGCCTGTCGCGTTTTCCGTAGTTGTTCACGAATCAACGTGCCAGCCAAGTTAGTCACTTCCGACCAAAAAACTATTGATTTTTCTCTATCTCCCCGCCAGATGCAGGCGTTGCGGTGGTTGCGCGATGTGTCGGTGAGTAGCGTTTTGTATGGCGGGGCGAAGGGGGGAGGTAAATCGGTTTTTGGTTGTATCTGGGCGTATGTGCGGGCGAAGGAACTGATCCGAGAGTTCCGCGTTCCGGCCTCCCCGACACCCCCCACAATCGCGTTTTTGGGGCGCAAGCAGTCCGTCGATTTTTCGTCGACCACCCTCCAGACATGGTTTAAGGTCGTTCCCGCCGCGGCGTACACCCTCAAAACTTCCGAGAAAAAAATCATCATCGAAGATCGTGTTGCGCTCCAGTACGGCGGATTGGACGATTCGGATACCATTCGCAAATTTAACTCGGCAGAATACGCCTTCTTTTTTGTGGATCAGGCAGAAGAGTGTTCGGAGTCCGATATAGGCACGCTCCGTGGCACGTTGCGGCTAAAGCTGGGCGGTATACAGCCGGAATACAAATCGCTACTCACAGCAAATCCAGCAATCTGCTGGCTAAAGTCCGCCTACATCACTCAGCCGATAGCTGGCAACAAGTTTGTTCGGGCCCTGCCCGCAGACAACCCATTCCTCGCAACAAACTATACGGAAACGCTCAAATCCGCGTTTGGATTTAACCCGCAACTCCTCAACGCCTATCTCTACGGCTCGTGGGACGAGCTGGAGTCTGCTTTCACGGTGATTCCTCCGAGCGCGATTACGCGCTGTACAAATAACGGTTACGTTCCTGCTACCGGCGCGGGGCGTGTTACAGTCGCCGATATCGCGGAGGATGGCGGCGACGAAACAGTGATATTCGATTTCGTTGGCCGCAGATTGGATTTTAAGACGTCGGAAATCTACTCACACCGTGATCTAATGGATACGGTCGGGCGGATCATGGCACACGCGCGGATGAATAAATCTACGATGATTTGTGTGGACAAGATCGGATTGGGCGCGGGTGTGTGGTCGCGTCTCAATGAGGTCTATGGCGGCGACGCCGAAGGTTCTGGCGGTCGTGTCGAGGTTTACGGGCACGACGGCAGGCTCTCACCGCCTGGCCCGATCAATGGGATCACGTTCAAAAACTATCGCGCCTATGCGTGGTTTAGATTACGAGAGGAGATGATCGAGGGGCGGATGAACATCCCCGACGATACGCTACTGCGTGAACAACTCTCCCGCGTCACGTGGCACTACACCGATGGTGAGAAAATTGCTATAGACAAAAAATCGGATATGAAGGTGCGACTCGGCTCATCGCCGGATCGTGCCGATACGCTGGTGATGGGCCTGGATGCACTGGATAGGGTGAAGCCAAGGGGCAGGCCGGACGCATACGCACAGCCGAAGCGTAAAAATATTTCGTGGGGGTCCGTATGAGAGATGGGGAAATTGTTGAGCGGTTTAACTCCCTAACATCAGGGATCATCCAAGACCACACAAAACTTCGTACGTCGCACGCGTTGGTTCGCACGCGTATCGATGCGCTGGAGCGGTTTATGCTTGGCTCACGGTTCGGGATCGTTCGCGCCATAATCCTTCAGCTCATTTCCCCACCGCTCCTTGCCAGGACAATACAGGCTTATCACGCTAGAGAGATACACGATTTTAATCAGGAGATGGCCGCCGCAAACCAGAGACAACCCGCCGTAAAGCGGGAATCATCGATTATATTGAGGGCGATATAATGGCGAAAGACAAAGAGATGACGGTAGAGCGGGTCCTGGACGATTTCACTTTTGCCTACGACTATAAGCGGAAGTTTTTGAGATTCGCGGAACAGGATGTCGAATTTTCACTCGGCAAGCAGTGGGACGACGAGGACGTTGAGGTGCTCAAAGACAGGGGCGTGCTACCCCTGACGATCAACAAGATCGATCCGATTCTGCGGCTGTTGCGTGGATTGGAAAGCCAGAACCGATCCGATTTCAAGGCGTATCCGGAAGGTGAGGAAGATTCGCTCAAATCCGAGGTGGTGACGCGCCTGATCAAGAATGCAATCAAGATGGACGAGGGGGAGTACAAGATTTCCGAACTGTTTAGTGATGGCGCCATGTGCGGCGAAGCGTGGCTGGAGCCGTACGTTGATTTTTCGGGGTCGCTGATGGAGGGTCAATTCAAGATCAGGAAGTCGGATTATTTTTCATTTTTCTGGGATCCCAACGCGCGGGAATATGATCTCTCCGACGCCCAGTACCTCTGCAAAATCACCTACGACTTGACGCGGGATCAGGTGTTGTCCCTCTATCCTGAGGCTGAGGACCAGCTAGGTGACGCCCCTGGGAAAATCAATTTGTCCGGCATTGCCATGGATCCAAATTCGCTATCCGTCGGTGTAATTCGTGAAACTAAAAACTATAAAGACAAAGACTCTAACTGGTCGGCAGTACGCCAGGACGCGGCCGCTTACGATCTCCTGGAATACCACTACAAGCGGTATGTGGATCATTATTACGTCATCGACCAGCGTAGTGGCGCAATGAAAGAGGCGGATTCCAAGGAAGAGGCCGAGAACTATGTGAAGGTCGTCAACCAACGCGACCCTGAAGGAAAAGATATGGCCTCTGCCATTAAGAAGCGCGTTGCGGAAATCTGGATGATGGCAATCGTCGGCGGAACAGAAAAGCCGCTAGCCCACGAACGGGCATGGTCGTATCCGGCCTGGAGTGGGTGGCCGTATATTCCGTTCTTTGCGTTTCGATATTCGGGGCATCTAACCAGCGATAACAGGCACCTGGCGGTCACTGGGATCACGCGAGGCATTGCGGACCTAAACCGCGAGCTAAACAAGCGGCGGACGCAGGAGCTTCGGCACTTAAACCAGTCCGCGAACTCGGGATGGTTGACTCCCGAAAACGCCTGGGTTGATCGGGACGTTGTGCGCGACTTTGGTTCAACACCAGGCGTGAACATTGAATATAAGTTGGAGATCGGGAAACCTGAGCGCATGTTCCCCACGCCGCTTTCTCAGGGGCACGCACAGTTAGCCGCCGAAAATTCGAATGACATTAAAGAGGCGTCAGGGATCAACGCCGACCTGTTGGCTTCCGCCTCCGGTGGTCAGGATTCTGGACGCGCCATTGCTATCCGGCAGAAGCAGGGGCTTGTGATGGTGCAGGGGCTTTTCGACAACCTTTCGCGCACAAAGAAACGGCTGGGCAAGTTCATTCTGTCCCAACTGGGTGAGATATACACCGTTGAACGTGCCATGAAGGTGGTGGGTGAAGCGTTTATCGCCCAAAACTTTTCAGAGCCAGTCATGGGGCCAATGATCGATCCGAAGACCGGACGGCCAGCCGCGAACCCGCAAACGGGACAGCCTATCCTCGTCCCGCAGGTGGATCCTCAGACGGGTCGGCCTGTGACGCAGGTGAATCAAAACGCGGCGATGGAATTTTTCAATCAGGTTCTCATGGATAAAGACCTTGGGAAATACGATGTAGTCGTTGGTGAAGCGGTGAGTCAGGAGACTGTACTTCTCGGGAACTACATGACGCTCATGGACATGGCGAAGCAAGGGATTCCTGTCCCGCCGGATGTTTTGATCGATGAGAGCATGATTTCGTCTTCGCACAAGGCAAAGATTAAGTCGGCGATAGAACGCGCAAGAATGTCAGCGCAACAACAACCGGCAAAAAAAGAATAGGGGGCCACATGGCTAAGAGAGGACGACCGAAGAAGAACCCGTTACCCGTACCCGAAGAAGAAGCGATGCCAATGGAAGTGCCAGAGTCTTCGGAAGCAGTAGAAGCATCGGGAGGCGTTGCCCTTGCTCCTGTTGCAGAAACGGGAATGTCCGAAGTGGGTGAAGTCGCGCCCGCCTCTGCCCCAAAACCCAATCCGGTAATCCCTTCAAGGTTCTCGAAGATGGATCCAAAAATCCCGGAAGGCCGAGAGGTTTATGTGGCGGTCTATTCTTGTACGCAGGGCCATAAAACGAAGGCAACGAATCTCCAGGCTGAAGAAGGCGTTCAGTGCTATGAGTGCTCAATGAGCGGTAAAAAAGAGATCGCCAAAATAATGCCGCAGTTCATAACAAACGGGAAGGTGCGGCGATGAGCACTGAATCCATCGGTAATGAAGTGATTAATACTGATATTGAGATTGTGGACGCGCTGGCTAAGGAAGATGTGAAACCCGTAACACTCAGCGATTTGAGGGAATCAGGTTTGAGTCCCACAGAAGTGGTTATGGCGGAAAAGTTGGGAATGGCGGTTAAGGACGGGGGAGGGGAAGTTGAAAACAAATCCAAAAAGGAGGATCAAAAAAATGGCAAAGGCGAAAAGGCCGGTGAAGAAGTCAAAGGGAAAGAAGGGCGGGAAAAAGATGATGATGTCAATGAAAGGTTCAGGATACTAAGCTCCGGCAAAAGTCCTGAGCAGATTATTTCTGAGGTGACGGAAAGCGGCGGATCGTTGACGGAAGCACAGGAAAAGATTTTGATCGCCTCCTTGACACAGAACGGAAAGACCTTATACTGGGCTCAGAAGAAGGAGCGTCAGAAGCGGCAGAAGGTTGAGCAGGACGCAACCGAAAAGCTGAAGGCGAAAGATATTGAAATCGCGGAACTTCGGGCGAAAGTGGAAGCGGATCAAAAGATTCGCTCCAAGAGAAAAGAAGTTGATCCGCTCGGGCTTCATGACGATGAGGAAACGGAAGAGTCGGAGAAACCGAAGGTCGACATTCCAGAAGATGAGAAGCCGCTGAATCGTAAAGACCTTGAGGAGATTGAGGCGGAGAAGAAGAAGAAGCTTGAAGAGGCACAGGAGGCGCGGTATGCTCGGGCCTCTGAAATCAAGGAAGCCCTTGAGTTCCAGCAATTGGAAGCGAAGGAACGATATGAAGATTTCGATGCTTCGCTTGATTCGGCGCGTGAAATTTTAAAAGCAGTGAATGAAGGTTCGCTTGATAAAATGTTCGCAGACCCCAAACAAAGGTCGCGAATCATTCGTAAAGTTCAGGAGATTCATTCTGCCTACGCCAACGCGGACACATTCGGAGAAGGCGATTTCAATGCGGCAGATATGACTTATGAGCTTGGTAAAGAGCATCCAGAATTTGGCAAACCATCCTTCACGGATGAGAACGACGAGGGCGTACACCCCGAGAAATCTGAGCGTGTCTTAAAGAACGCAAGCCGCAGGGGATCAAGCGCGGCTTTGAACGGGGGTGGGTCTCGGCGTGTGGCACTGGATGACTTAACGATGGAACAGGCTTCTCGCCTTTCCATTGAAGAGTTTTCAAAACTTCCAAAACACATTCGGGAAAAGCTACTCGGCAAAGCGTAAGTTTAATCTCCCCTCGGTAAATCATTTCAGGAGGGGCGCATGAATACGCAATCAATTGACGCACTTCGTCCAGAACTATGGTCGAAACAACTGTATGCCGACGTAATTGATGGGCTGTACTTTAAGGAAATAGGTCTGATGGGTGAGGGTGAAAATTTCATCATCCAGACAAAGACCGAGTTACAGAAAGAGCCGGGCGACACTGTGACGGTTGGTCTGACTGCAAAGCTGACGGGCAATGGCGTCGATGGTGATGAAGAACTGGAAGGAAACGAAGAGGCAATCAGCGCCTATTCAGACTCTTTCAGCATCGACCAGAAGCGTTTTGCCGTTCGCTTGAAAGGAAGACTCGACGAGAAGAAGAACTCATTCAACATGCGTACTGACGCAAAGTCGAAGCTCACCATTCGCTTGCAGGAATTTGTTGAGCGTCAGGTTTTTCTTAAACTCGCCGGTGTGACCAACACGAGCCTGGTTGACATTAACGGTGTTGCCTATTCCGTTGGTGCGGCCTGGTCGAACACTCCTACATTTATCCCGGATGCAGACGAAGCCGCCGGATTCGGATCACGTTACATTTGTGCGAATACGAACGGAACCGACGCGCTCACATCGACGGACCTGCTGACCCCTACCCTCATCTCGAAAGCCAGAATCAAAGCGATGTTGTCTAGCCCTAAGATTCAGCCTCTTCGTATTGACGGGAGAGACCATTACGTGATGTGGATCCACCCATGGCAGGCGTATGACTTGCGCAACGATGCCCAGTTTGCACAAGCCCAGCGTGAAGCGGGTGAACGCGGCAAAACGAACCCGATCTTCACGGGTGCGCTTGGCGTGTGGGATAGTGTCATCATCTATGAACACGAATATGTTCCGTTCTTGGATATCTCTGTCGCTGGCAACTCGTTCCGTGGCGCGGCTTCCGGGACTGATTGCGCGGTGGACGCCTTCCGTGCCCTTCTATGCGGCAGACAGGCTCTCGCCTGGGTGACTGCTCAGAATGACAATGGATGGGTCGAGAAGAAATTCGATTATGACAACAAGACTGGATTTGCTACCGGCATGATTGGCGGTATCGATAAGGTCATGTTCAACTCTAAAGAATACGGCGTTATCGCGGTAGATACTGCGGCGACGGCGTTAGCGTAAGGGGGAATCATGGCTGATATCACTGTAACTCTTGCCGCAAAAACGGAATTTTCTGGTGACTATAAGGTTTTCAAAGTGACCTGTGTTCCAGAATCTGCAAGCGACACGTTGACTCTGGTTGAGGCGACTCACGGAATTCGCGAAATTCTTTTCGTGATCCCCAAGTTGACTGCCGGTTATGACGCCGCGTTGGCTGGTATTTTTGCCACCTTCTCGGATCTCGTCATCACCGTCGTGACGACTGCCGCCGATGGTACCGCCGCAACGGACTGGACGGGCGCGACGGCTGAACTGCTGGTCATCGGACGCTAGGACTATCTTTCTCCGGGGGGGGTGCGCTCCCCTCGGAGTTGGACCCAGGGGGGCTCTATGTCTAGAATTTACGGATGAGGAATGAATCAGTATGAACTTTATGACCTTATCGCGCTTATTCGGATAGATTTTATCGGAGTATGAGCAAAGTTGGATTTGGACGCTGGAGTTACTGACACGGATTATCAGTCCGCTTTAACCTTCACGCTTCCTGCCGGATTACGTTGCATGGCTGTCGGCGTATCTTGCCGCGTGGAATGGCGCACTTGCAAAGCTGGACGCAGATTCCGGGGTGACCGGGACAGACTACGCCTCGCTATGGGGAATCACTGCCGCAAGTTATCTAGACACGACGGGTTCACGTTTGCTTGTTTCGTAAAGGAGAGCAATGAATAAAACACTTCGATTCGTTTCGGCACTGTTTGGAATCCTTCTGATTTCTGGTCTTTGCGAATCAAGGCAACGGGTATCAGGCCCGATATTGGACTATCCTGCCCAAGCTATCAATGCAACGCCAACATTCGATGTACAGGAGCTTGACCGTTTTTCAGTTCAGTCCGTTTATTCAGACGGAACCCCTTCCAGCCATACGGTTTACGATGGCCGAAAATCTACCGCTACAATCACCGTTGTCACTGGCGGTCTATCATCCCTCTCTTCGGCAGTCGCCAGATCCAGCATCACCGTTTTAAACAATGCGCTAACGACCGGTGTTGTTCTTACTGTTAATGGTCAGGTATTTACTGAAGGGCACGAGTGGTCTAAGGGTGCGGCCTCTTTCAATACGGCCGTCAGTATTGCCTCGGCAATCGATGCGAATCCGGGCCTTTTGGCGTCTCAGTCTGGGTCGCAAGCAGTTGTTTATTCCTCAGCTACTGCGGCTGGGACTTTTGCAAATTCATGGACCGCTTCATCTTCAAACAGCGCGGCTATTTGGGTGGAGAGTCCTTTTACTGGCGGACAGGATGCCGCGACTGTCACAATTAATGGGACATCCTTAACCGCCGGCGTAGAATGGAGCGTTGGGGCATCGTCTCAGGCAACGGCCACAAATGTCGCCGCCGCAATCAACACGGCATTCTCTGGGGTAATTGTTTCTACGGCCCATGCGCCTAATGCGATCAGTGCGGGGATTGTTTTCGCCACCTCTTCCGTAGTTGGGCTAAACGCCTACTCCTTGGCGACTTCCAGCTATGCCGCACTTACACCGTCCTCGATGTTTTTCCAGAACGGTCTTGAACCAGACATCAGCGTGACCGATGACAGTTTCGCCAAGTCGAATCATGGTCTAACGACTGGCCTCAAAGTGCTCGTGGCCACGCCTACCGCGCCAGGCACCATCCCGACGGGGCTTGTTGGCGGAACAACGTATTACGCAATTCGGTCGAGCGATAGCCTGTATAAGCTGGCCACCAGTTCAACGTTGGCGGTAGCCGGAACAGCCGTAGACGTGACTGCTCTCATTGGGAATAGCACTCTAAGTGTTGCTCCGCTCTCGCTCAGTATTGGATCCGCAGGGTTTAAATGTCAGGCATCAAATGACCTGTCGGATTGGTCCGACCTGGGCATCAGCTCAGTGACCTATTCGGCGGCTGGAAATTCAATCTGGGATTTTGGGGCGAACAATTATCGATACCTCCGAATCAACTTCGTTGCGCCTACGGCGGGTGGAATTAGTCTTGATCTGAATATGAATGGCAAAAAAGACGACCGTTAGGGAGACTCGTTGAAGCGACTCGCCGCACTTTTTTTTCTCCTGATTCCCGGGCTTGCTACCGCTGATGTTAATGCTGTCATCTCGTACCCGTCTGGGGGGAATGGAGACGTTCAATTCAATCGTGCTGGTCGGTTCGGATCCGATCCGGGCGACCTTTACTATTCCACCTCTACTGTAAACCTCACTTCCCCAAACATCACCGCCACCTATGGGTTAACGTCTTCTACAGCCACCTTGACTGGGCAACTCAACCTATCCACTGGCACCCTCAGCCAGTCGGGAACCGTGGATCTAAATGTGGGTCTTGGATCAGACGGAGCCCTCAAGGTTAATTCTGTCTCGGTACTGCTTGCAACGGCCACCTACCTCACTTCAGTCAGTAACGTGTTCCTTTCAAGCGTTTCTGTTTCATCAAACGCAATCCTGTCTGGAACGACTTTCTACCAGGGGGGAAATTCGGTTATTTCTGGAAGCAAAAGCTCAGAAATTTCAGGCGGTTATTGGGGGGATGCCGGGGCGTCTTCAATTTCAAGCGTTATCACGCAAACGGGCGGAAACGGCGGAACTGTCGATATCTCCCGTGGAAGTAATAACCCGGTAGACATAGGCGGAAACGGCGGAACCGTTACAATCGCAAATGGTGGAACTGGAATTCCTGGCGGGAATGGTGGTTCTGTAGAAATAGCGCGTGGCCCAGGCCTGGGGAGTCCAGGGTTCGTTACGATCGGCGGAACGACCGTATTTGAATCATCCGTAGTGATAAATACACCAGGGTTGCTATCGCTCCGTACCTCCTCGAATACACTGATTGCGGGTTCGACCTTTTATAGTGATGCGGGCATGGTCTATGGTGGTGCGGCGGGCGGTGATAGGGGCCTAGGGACAATCAATGCCGAGGGTTTCTATGTGGATGGCGTTGAGGTGGGTGGGACTCCTGAAGTTCATGGTATGCGAAACCGGATCATCAACGGGCAGATGGCGATTGACCAGATTTTTGGTGGTGCGGTAGATTCAGTAGCTGACACGGATTCTGACAGCATTGACATGTGGTATTCGCACGGAACTTCGGCGGACGGAGTTTTTTCCCAGCAACGTCTCTCTGACACGCCACCTGCGGGATTTCAATTCTATTTCCGACGCAAAACAACCACCGCCGACGCGTCGGTCGTGGCGACGCAAAGCTATTACGACGGGACCGCCATTGAGGGATACAACGTCGCCGATTTTCTACTAGGGACCGCAAATGCGGTCCAGTTCACAATGTCGTTCTGGACTCGCAGTTCTTTAACGGGTACTTTTGGCGGCGCATTTGTGAATGGTGCGGCAAACCGCTCCTACCCATTCCAGTACACGATTAGTGCGGCGAATACGTGGGAGAAGAAGACGATCACACTGACTGGAGACGTAACGGGAACGTGGCTCACCACCACTGGGAAAGGATTGGAGATTCGTTTCGACTTGGGGTCAGGTTCCGATTTTCTAGGCACAGCGGACGCGTGGGCGGCTGGTAGCTATGTCGGGGCGACGGGCGATGTAAAACTGATTAGCACCTTGAATGCCACCCTGGACATTGCGGGGCTTCAGTTGGAGAAAGGTGCGTCCGCCACCTCGTTTGATTACCGCCCATACGCTCAGGAACTGGCTTTGTGCCAGAGATATTTCTGTAAGAGCTACTACCCAGACATCCCCCCCGGCACTGGCTCTACGCCACATGGATGGGAAGAGGTAACTGCTTCGCAAATAGCCGCCGCCGTGGTGCGATCTGGAACGGTTCATTTTCCGGTTGAAATGAAAGGCGCACCAAGCATTGCGCTCTACCAGAAAGATACCGGGACGAGTGGTAAGTGGACGTGGTCCACGACGGATGGGATTGAAACGGACAGAACAACGGATGTCCCACAGACTGGCCCCCGAGGATTTACGGCGCGTCAATCCGCAGCAATCGAATATTTTGGCTCAGGCCATTGGGTAGCGGACGCGAGGCTATGATGAAGACACTCCTATTCCTGCTGATAGCCACCTTCTCATTCGGAGAGCAATACCGTGTGGTTAAAGATTCCAGCATGATTCAGCGATTGTCGGACGGGGCGTTCGTCCCGAATGATCCAAGCAATCGGGATTCGGTTGAATATCAAAAGTGGGTACAGAAGGGAAATGTTCCGTTACCAGCCATTGTTATCGGGACCGTTGAGAGTGCGGAACAAATTGAATGGAAGAACGCCGAGATCGCGAAGGATAATGAGAAAATGCTTTCGTTGATTGGAAAGAAGTTGGGGCTTAAAAAATGACGAGACCCCCTCCAATCGGGTCGGCGGGTAGTAAGAGTCCGCTCGATTTCCCGAGACGGTTCTTCATATCGACGGAATTTATTCTGACAATTATTTTTATTTTGGCGGTAGTTTTCTTACGGAGTTGCGGGTCAATTGCATCTCAGAATTCGATATGGATGCTTTTGGGTCTGGACGCTTCCTACTTCCTGTCACGCGCCATCTCAAAGCATGGCCGGAATGATGGGTATCGGCCCTCTATCCGATCGTCGGAAACGTATATTCACGTTGTGGTCTGCGTAATGTGCCTCATCATCGCCGTGAAATGCGACGTTCTTGCGCTGACGTGTGTTGGGATCGTAATTTCTCAATGCCTGTTTAATTTGGCCCGCGCCTATAACAAGAAGATGCCAGCGGTTCGTTCGATACTATGAACATCACCGATGTCTTATTAATGGCTCGGCAAACCTTCGACACAAAGACGCCTCTCAAAATTGTCGTCGAAGATGGGCCGAATGGTGCGCCGCTTTACCTTGGGATTGCTGTTCGCGGGAAACCAGATGCTGAATTAGGGTGGTATGTCGCGAAGGCTTTCTACCAGGACAATGGGTCTCCAGCCGGGATTATTCCCGCTTCAATAACTCCTCAGTCGACTAGTTGGGATGGGCGGACGGGGTATGTTTATGCGTAGGGCGATTTTTTTCGTCCTGTCGCTTTGTTCAATTTCATTCGCGTCCGATCCAGAATTCGTTTACCGATACAACGTCTTTACTGGAAGACAGGATGTAGTTAGAAGCACCTCGTCCGTCGTTTCATTGTCTACCTCGACATTTCTCACAAACTCCACCTCGTACATCCAGAACCAGTTTAGTTCCGTTCAGGTGGCTTCGTTTTCGATTACTGGCGTAGGCTCTTTCGGGTCTGATGGAGTGATCGTCGGTGTTGTTAACGAAACGCCCACCATCTCGTTCACAAAAGGATTTGAGAATGTGTTCGAGATCCACCCCACCTATGGCGTGGTGGACTCCATCACGCTTAGCGTTGAGGACGGCGATGGGGTTTCCGTCACGGAAAACGAGCAGGTCGGGATCGGGACAAACACCCCGAAACATAAGCTCCACGTTTTGGGAGACGCGCTCATCACCTCCTCCATGACCGTTTCCTCAAATACAGTGCTCTCAGGAACTACTTTTTATCAGGGAGGAAATGCCGTCTCCGGCGGATCGGGAAACGTATTCCGTGTGAATTCGCTCGGGATTAATTCGGGGAGCGCGGGGAATTCGACTCGTCTTTATGTGGAAGGCGACCAAGGAAATCCTATCGTTCAGTTGGGTGTGGGATCAGACACACTTGCTTTTGGCGTGGCCTACGTCTCTGACGAAATCGGGTGGAGCGATAACCGCAACGACGCCATCGTCGCGGCCGCCTCCTTCTTGGACCCCACTAAATATTACTACGGAGGCAATTCGGGGTTGATCGTTCGGGCAGGTCAGGCTTCCATCGGAACGGGG